TATGGTCCGTAATGTCAGTAATGTAAAAGGAAGTACTGTTCAGTTTCAAAAAGTAGCAAAAGGTTCTGCTTCAACTAAAGCAAGACACGCTGAGGTTGTCGCTATGAACTCTGTTCACTCTAATGTGACTGCAACACTATCTGACTTCTACGCTGCTGATTATGTGGATCGTTTAGACGAACTAAAAGTAAACATTGATGAGAGAAACATTGTTGCACAAAATGCAGCATATGCTCTTGGTAGAAAAACCGATTCTATCATCACTGATACATTTGACGCTAACGCAACTGCATTAGCACATAACTCAGCTGGATCAACAACTGGTATGAACTTAGACAAAGCACAGAATGTGTTTGAGATCTTCCAAGAAAATGATGTTCCAGATGATGGACAAAGGTATTGGATTGTTGGTGGAAAACAATGGTCAGACCTTCTAGACATAGATCAGTTCTCAAGAGCTGAATATGTTGGTGAAGCAGACTTACCATTTGGCGGCACATTAACTGCTAAAAGATGGATTACTTTCATGTGGATGGCATTTAGTGGCTTACACAAAGATGGATCAAACGATAGATTCACACTTGCTTTCCATAAATCATCTCTAGGATTAGGTGTAGGTTCTGATGTGAGAACAGAAGTAAACTACATACCTGAAAAGGTAGCACACCTAACAACATCATATATGTCAATGGGTGCAGTACTTATTGATGGTGATGGTGTAAGAATCCAGAAATGTAGGGAGGCATAATCATGGCATACGAAACAACTAATCCTGTGAAAAAGATATCCCAAATGGGAGATTCTAATTCACTTTGGTATTATACTGATGGTGATGCTATTGGTACTATTGATGACAATGAATACTTTTTAGCATCTACTGGCGACCTTAATGCTGGTGATGTAATCATTGTTAATAGTGGTGGCTCAAACGCAGTTGTAGATATTTTAATTGTAACTACAGCTAGTGCTACACAAGTAAGAACTGCCTTATTATCATAATGTGAATGGGGGGTTTTATACCCCCCTATCTTTTCATGGCAGATACTAAAGTAGATATATGTGCAAGAGCTATCATAATGATCGGAGCTTCTCCGATATCATCTTTTGATGATGGTTCTACAGAAGCCTTAGTAGCTTCTAATATGTATGAAAACATACTGAAGTCTTGTTTATCAAGACACAGATGGAAGTTTGCCACAGAACAAAAACAACTTTCTTTATTAGCTGATGCACCAACTGGAAGATATGAATATGCTTATCAGCTACCAGCAAGTCCTGAACTATTAGTTTTAAATACAGTTACTGTAAATGATAATCCAATTAAGTATGCTAGATATGGAGATAAGATATTTGTAAATACTTATGGATCTAGTAATACACTTATAGCTGATTATATATTTAGACAAGTAGAAGCAGAGTTTCCTGAATATTTTAAATTAGCATTACAATATAAACTTGCATCCATCTTTGCTGGATCTGTAGCAAGAGATGCTGCTATGATACAACAGTTTGAAACACTTGGTGAAAACCAAATGAGAATAGCAAAGAACATTGATAGTCAAGAAGTTACAAATAGTGTTCTAAACACAAAAAGGTTTATACAGGATAGATTAACTACTGGAGGATATTAATGGCTAATGTTCTCAGAACTGTATATACCAACTTTTCAAGTGGTGAACTTAATCCTTTATTAGTTACAAGAACAGATGCTTCAGCATATTTTAGTGGAGCAAAAACATTAAGAAATTGGTATCTACTTGATGAGGGTGGTGTTATGCGTAGACCTGGCACACAGTTCAAAGCAACATTACCTGGATCATCAAGAATTATTCCATTTATATTTTCTAATGATGAAATGGCTATATTTGCATTATCTAATAATAGATTAGATGTATTTGATAGTGATGGTGCAAGTGTACAATCAAATATTACAAGTAATTGTAACTGGACTACAGCACAGTTATTTGAACTAAACTATGCACAGTTTGGTGATACAGTATTTATAGTTCATAGAAATAATCCAATAGTAAAAATAATTAGAACATCAGCGTCTACATTTAGTGTATCTTTATTTGAGTTTGAAGAAGATGAAAGTGTATCTGTTGGTGGAGCAAACAAAACAACACAACCATTTTTTAAATATGCAGATTCAACAATATCTGTAACACTATCTGATAAAACTACTGGTACTGGTAGAACATTGACTGCTAGTGCTTCTGCTTTTACAAGTGCATATGTAGGGCAGTATTTATTAGTAAATAATAAACAAGTAAAAGTAACAGGATATACAAGTGCTACTGTAGTAACAGTTACAGTTTTAGAAGAAGTAGATACAGTAGGACCCCATTTTCTATGGGAAGAACAACTTATATCTTCTGTAAGAGGTTTTCCACAAGCTGTTACATTCCATGATAATAGATTATATTTTGCTGGTGTTAGAGATAAACCAGCTTCTGTTATAGCATCAAAGGTAGGTGAATACTTTAATTTTGAAATAGGTACAGGACAACCTGATGATGCACTAGATGTAACTGTAACAGGAGATAGAATAAATGAGATTAGACACTTAGTAAGTTCTAGAAACTTACAGTTATTTACTGATGGTGGTGAGTTTTTTGTACCAACATCTACAGATACTTCAGCTGTTACTCCATCAAATATAGTTTTTACAAGACAAACACCATATGGATGTAATAGAGCAAAACCAGTTATTTTTGATGGTGCTACATTGTATGCACAGAAAAATGGTAAGACAGTTAGAGAATATTTATATTCAGATGTTGAAACAGCATATGCTTCTACATCAATATCTATACTTGCATCACAAGTAATAAATAATCCAGTAGATATGACTATGATTACTGGTACAACAACTAGACCAGAACAGTTTGCATTTTTTACAAATACAGATGGTACACTTGCTTTATTTCATAGTATTAGATCTGAGAAGATAGCTGGATGGACACTATGGTCTACTAGATCAGGTGATAACTTCAAAAGTATTACAGCTTTAAATGAAAACTTATTTTGTGTTGTAGAAAGACAATTAGAAGGTGGAACTGTATATACATTAGAAAAATTTGCAGATGATGATAGTCTTACACTTGATTGTTCTGCTGTTACTACATTAAATCAACAAGGTGCGCCTAAAGTAAATGGTGGTAGTCAGTCAGGATCAACTTTAAATGTTGATGGTTACACATCAGCACCTAATCCTAATGATATAATCCAAATAGCTGGTAACAGTACACAATACACTATTCAAACAGTAAATGCTACAGCGTCTGGATTTACGCTAGTTTTAAATCAAAATCTTGCTGCAACACCATCAGATAATGCTGTTATTACTATAGTTCAGGGAAGATTACATAACTCACCAGCACACTTGACATCCACATCAGTATATGCTGTTGATGGTACTATGGCATTAGGTACATTTACCACATCAGGATCAGATACAATAACATTTAATGAAGCTCACGCTGCTGGTGTTAATATTGGTTTTGATTATACACCTACACTAGAAACTATGCCTATAGATAAAGAAGTAGCTAATGGTCCATTGACAGGAGAAATAAAAAGAATATCTAGAGCAGTTGTAGATGTATCAAATGCACTTAATGTTGCTTTACAAGCATCAGATAAAACTGCAAAAAATTTAATTATTAGACAAGTAGATTTTAATGTAGCTCAATCTGTTAGTGCAGTATCTGGTAAAAAAGAATTTTTCTTTTTAGGATATGATAGAGAACCTACAGTAAAAATAACACAAACAGAACCATTACCACTAAAAATTTTAGGTATGGCAGTAGAGGTAGTATTTTAATGGGTAGTATAACTCCAGCAACTATGTTTTTAATTACAGCTGGTGTATCAGCTGGTGCATCTTTATATCAAGGTTATACTGCAAGACAGGCATTAAAAAGTGATATAGCTAGATATGAAGAGGAAAAAAAACTTACAGAGCTAAGAGGTTTACAAGAAGAAACAGTTAGAAGGCAACAAATGGATATTACACTTGGAAATAATAAAGTTATAGCTGGTGCTGCTGGTATATTGGATGATAGTAGAACATTTTTGGCTATACAAAATGATGTAAGAAATGCTGCTATATCTGATATCAGATCACAAAAATTAAATACTAGAATAGCATTATCTAAGTTTGACCAACAAATAGTAAACTCAAAGATAGATATGCAATCAGCAACCTTTGGTGCTATATTTGATGCTGGTAGTTCTGCTCTAACTGGATGGACATATGCTAATTATTATAGAGATTCAAATACAATTAAACCAGGTATGTCACCAGGTGAATCAAGAGCTAGATTCGGTACAGATCTTCTAGCTGGTAAGAGTATAGGAGGTATGGATACATAATGGTTTTAGAAAGAGGAGCAAGTCTTAGTAAAGGTGTTAGAAGAACAGGCGTTGAAGGTAGCTTTGGCGTTGTAAGAACAGCACAAAATACTATAGGTACAAGTGTAGCAAACTTATCACAAACAGTTGATAAGATTAATCAGTTTCAGGTTGATGTCATGGATAAAGAATGGCAAAACAACTTTGATACAAATAGTGCTTTATTCATAGAGGAGGCTATGCGTGAAGAACTTAATAGTCCAAATCCTGATTTAGTAAAATTAAGAGAAAAATTTATAACATATCGTGATACTACTCTAAGAGAAGCACCACAAAGATTCCAAAATTACATAGAAAATAAATTAGACTTAAACTTTGTTGATGCTGTTAATAATGTAAAAGACTATGCTAATGATTTAAAATATCAAAATTTAATTACTTCAGGTGCAGTTCTAGCACAAACAAATTATAATACTACTTATAGTGAAATACAAACCATAATAAAAAATAATAAAGGTAACTTTGAAAAAATACAAAATGATATTGATTTACTATATACAACAAAAGTTTTGCCTAACTTAGCAAATCTAAATGCTAATGATAAAATTTTAAATCAACTTAAACCTTTAGAAATGACACCAGGTATGATTGAAGATAGAGCTTTTGCTAATAATGTTTTGTATGAGAGTTTAAGAGCAAGAAGTATTATTGAAATGATGGTATCAGGTGTGGATTTTGAATCAGGAGATACAATACAACTTGCAGCTGATTTAGATACATTAGATATAGAAATAGATAATTATATACAAAAGTATTTAGAAGATCCTTCTGCAAGAAGGCTAGATATGGATGATACAACAGTTAGTGAAATTGTAACTGATTTAAACACAACAAAAAATAATTTATTATCAGTACAATCTGATAAAATACAAAAAGCTGAAAATGCACAATTATTTCAACAGCAACAATTTTCAAAGAGTTTTATTGATGAGTACAAACAAAATTCATATTTATCAGTAATATCTACCCCAAGTAGTATTTTAGAAAATTTACAAAGTACACCTAATGGTATTAGTTTATTTGAAAACCAAGCATTGTTTATGGCAACATTAGATGATGCAATAGTAGCATCACAAACACATAAAATTATACAATCAAAAAAAGAAGCTAATCAAGGTGTATTACCAAACATAGGTGATTTAACAACAGAAATAAATACTGGTTTAGGCTTAGATATGTCAGAAGATGAAATATCAAGATATGTATATTCTTCTATGGGTGGTATGGGTAATTATACTGCCGATCAAATGATTAGTGATATAAAATTAATTCAAGATGAACCAATGCCAGGATCACCTGGAGGTGTAAATGAAAGTTATAAAATAGCTATGGATAACTACAATGCAGCAGCTGTATTAATGCAACAAGGATATTTTCCTCCAGGACTTGATAATTATTTTGCACAAGTTGATCGTATAATGGCAAAAAGTAATTTATCTGATGATGATGTAGGAAGAGTTAATGAAGCACTATTTGCATTTAACTACATAAATAATAATAGTAATGATTTATTTTTTCCTACAGTTACTGGTGCAGAAACACCAACATTTTTTTCTTTTTTAAATGTAACAAGAGGGCAAAATTATGAAGGTGTAAACATTACTGACATAGAAGATTTAAGACAATTACAAAATGAATATAAAGACTTTATTAAATCTCCATATGATTTAGAAACTATCTCTAATATATTAGCTGATAATAATTTTAATATTACTGAACAAAATGTAGAAAGTAATATAGTTGCAGATATAAAATCACAATTTGGTGTTACTGCCTTAAAAAAATATATATTAAATAAAGTACCATTTTTAAGTTTTGGTGAACTAGAGGATGGTGAACAGTTTGTAAAAACTAGCCAGTTTACAGAATTATTTGGTAACATTCCACAATGGAAAAAAATAATTATTGGTATGTCTTTACGAAGTGGTTATGGAGAAGAAGCAGATGCTTATCTATCTATTGATCCATTTATTTTAGAACAATTCAATCAAGAATATGTACAAGCACTTAGAAAAAATGGTGTTGATTTTAGTATAGCAGAAACTAATACACCATTGTTTTTACAACAAGTAGAAAAAGTAAGAGAAAAAGCTATTAATACTGCTGCTTACAATTTAAATAGGGCAGGTTTTGGTATTAGTAAATATGAATCTATGAATGAAGGTGGAGCATTAGTACAGAATCCTATTGAAGAACAAATACCATATCAAAGACAAGAAGAAAAAGATTTATATATAGCTGCACATATAAAAACACATATTGAAAGTATGGAGAATAAATATGGTATAGATAAAATGAAAGATGTATATCCAGGATTATACTTTGATAATTTTTTAACTGATAAACAAGTTGAGAAAGAATTAAATATGGAAAGAGTAATGGAGTTAATGGATAAAAATGTATTTTATTTTATTAAAGAAGGTGAAGGTTATAGTTATCATTTAAATCCTAATGGTGGTGATGGGTTTTTTTCTAATAGTTATGAATTATCTATGGATGTAGATGATCCTCAATTTTTTACAGTAGATGATGTACTAACAACAAATGATGGGAAAATTTTTAGTAAAAAAGGTTTAGTTTCAGATGCAGTTAAAGAGTATTTAAACGATAGTACAATATTAAACTTTTTTAGAGATAGAGGTATGGATGTTACAAAAGCAGAAAATTTTCTTTATACAATTTTATATCCTGGAACTTATGCCATAACTAATAAAGAAGATTTAATGGAATATTTAGATAAAAATAAAATAGATATAGATAAATTTCCAAAATGAGTAATGTAGTATTAAAAGGTTTTCAAAAAAGAATAATACCACAAGCATTAGATGTACCAGATAGTTCTATTGATAGATTTTTTAGAAATCCAAAATCAGAACAATTTAAACAAGGATTTATAGATGAAAATGCTGTTGCATTAACCTTTGCTTCTAAACAAGAAAAAACACAAAAGTTTAAAAAAGATCCAAAGTATAATTTTTTATATGATGAACAATTAAAACCATACTTAGACAATATAGATTATTTTAGAAACTCTGGTAGTAAACTTGAAAGTAAATATTTAATAGAAGAACTTAAAGATAATGCTTCATTGATTGGTACTAATCCTGGTGCATATTTTATTGGTAGATTAACAGGAGGTATATTAGATCCAGTAACATATGCTGCATTTAGTATGAAAGCCTTTAGAACAGCAAGTGGTGCATATAATTTAAAGAAAATAACTGCAATAGCTGCTGCTGAAGAATTATATAAACAAACTATAAATGCAAATAGAGAAAAAGAACTTGCTTATTTTGTTCCTCTTGGAACTGCAATAGTTACAGGATTATTAAATACTATAGGTAGATTAAGAAGTTTTGAAGGTGGAGAAGCTATTAATAAATATAACAAACAACAATTATTAATTGATGGTAGAGAAGAAGTAGTTGCTAGAACAAAATTAAATAATGGTGAGTTATTAGATAGTAGAATATTAGATCCCAATAATAGAACAGGACCAAAAGGTGTTGGTGCAGATGCTACTAATACTGGTGGTGCTAGATCTTATAATGATGATTTATATGATGAAGCAATAGCTAATACACTTACTGGTTTAGAGAATACAGGAATAACACCAGTATTTAGATTATTAAAGTCACCTATTTTACAAGTCAGAGAAATGATAACTGATATGTTAGATACAAAATTATTACAAAATAAGAATGTATTAAATACAGGATTTACTACACAGTCTATAGAATCAAACATAGCTAGAAAATATATTTATGTAGAAGAAGCAAGAAGAAACACTAAAACAGCTTATAAAGATTATCTAAAAAGATTGTATCAAGAAAATAATTTAGGTCAGGATTCTAAATTCAAAAAGATAGAGATGCGTTTTAAAGGTATTAAAAGTATTTCTGAAAGAGAGTTTCAAAGAAGAGTATCTTTTAGACTTGTAAATAAAGATGCTAAAGATCCTATACCAGAAGTAAACAAAGCTGCAAGTTATTTAAGAGAAAACTTTTTTACTAGAATAGGTAGAGAAGCAGACGCAGAAGAATTATTTAGTATTTATTCTAGAGTAATTATAGCTGGATTAAAAAGAACAAGAGATAAAATGAAAAAAGATGGTAAAAAAACTACAGAGCAAAGAGGTCAAACATATACCTTAGCACAAATAGAAAGTAGACTTGCTGATGAAGAAGCTAGATTAAATAACATAAATGCTACAGGACCACTTAGAGAAGATTATTTACCTAGATATTGGAAAAGAGATTTAATTAGAAATAAGATAGATGATTTTAAAAGAGATTTAAGAATAGCATTAAATAATAAAGGTATATCTGTAAGTGCTAGAGAGTTAGATGAAATGGTAGAAGATATAGCTACCAGTACACCATTTAATAAATTACCTAGAGATGCTATACGCCCAGATGAAACGTTTGATTTATCATTTGCATTTCAACCATCAGGAGTATCAAAGCATTTAAAAAATAGACTTATGATACTAGATGATGCGTATTTGATGCAAAGAGGTTGGATGGAAAGTAATATAAATATTATTACTAAACAATATTTTAACTCTATTATGCCTGATATAGAAATATCTAAAGTATTTGGTGATGTAGCTATGATGGGATTAAAGGGTCCAAATGCTGGATATAGACCAAGTATACCTCAAATAGCTATGGAGTGGGATGCTTACATAAATAAAGTAGCACCAGCTGGTACAAGACCAAAACTAAGAGCAGATCTTATAAAGAAAAAAGAAAATGAAATAAGAGATATAGAAGCTAGTAGAGATTTACTTAGAGGTACATATGGACTAACTGCTAATCCAGAATCAGGTATGCAGTCAGGTATTAGAACATTAAAGAATATACAGAATATGATTTTTCTATCAGGATTTTTATCTGCTGCTCCTGATATGGCTAGATTAATTATGCAAAATGGATTTAAGAAAGGGTTTGGACAAACATTTGAAATATTTGCAAATCAAGCAAATAGAGAAATATTGAAGATGTCAAAGAAAGAAGCAAACATTGTAGGTGAAGCATTAGACCTGGCTATTGCTGGTAGAGCAAACACAATCGGTAATGTTGATGAAATGATATATGGACTAAATAGTGTAGAAAGAGCTACAGGAGCTGCAAACTCTTTTTACTTTACATTTATAAACTTAATGAATGTTTGGAATACTGGTATGAAAACAGCATCATCTTACATTGGTAGTACTAAAATATTAGAATGGTCAGAACAAGTTGTAAGAGGAACTATATCACAAAAAAATATGGCTAAGTTATTGAGTGGTAGTATTGATAAGCCTATGGCTAAAAGAATTATAGAACAATACAAAAAATATGGTTTAGGTGTTGGTGGTGCAGAAAGAGGCGATTTAAAATATAGTAGAGTAGCTAGATCAGATTTATGGGATGATAGAGAAGCTGCAAAAGCCTTCGGTAATGCACTTCGTAAAGATATAAGAACTACAATTATTACACCAGATAAGGGTGATGTGCCATTATGGATGAATACACCAGTAGGTAGTTTATTATCACAATTTAAGAAGTTTGGTATGGCAGCTACACAATCAGTGATGATGCGAGGACTACAAGAAAGAGATCAAAATTTCTTTATAGGTTTAGGATTTTTAGTAGGTATGGGTGCTATGGTAGATGCAATTAGACAAAAGGCTTTTGATAGAGATTATTCTAAAAAGAAACTAGGTGATAAAATAGCTAGTGCTTTGGATAGATCTGGAGCAATAGGTATATTTAGTGATTTAAATAGAATATTAGAAGTAATGTCAGATAATGATTTAGGTATTGCACCAGCATTAGGAGCTGGTAAACCTTATGATGCTACAAATAGACAAAAGCTAGGTTTGATTGGACCTTCGGGATCACTAGCCTATAATTTATATGAAATACTATTAGATACAGGAAGTGGTAATTACGACTATACTACTGCTAGAGCGATAAGAAGATCTTTACCTTTGCAAAATATATGGTATTTAGATGGTTTATTTGATAAGTTCGAAAAAGGTATAAGATAAATGGCATTAGCAATATCAGACACATCTCCTAGAGTGCAATATACAGCAACTGGTGGTCAAACCACATTTACTGTACCATTTGAGTTTTTTGCAGATGGAGATCTAACAGTTATTAAAACAGCTGCATCTAATGGTGCAGATACTACCCTTACACTTACAGCTAGTCCATCTTCTGCTACACAGTACTCTGTAACTGGTGCTGGTGTATCAGGTGGTGGATCTATTACACTTGGTGGTGGTGCTACTGTAAATGATAAATATACAATACTAAGAGATTTATCTGTAGCTAGAGCATCTGATTTTCCTGTATCTGGTACATTTCCAATAGAAACACTTAATACTGAACTAGACAAAATTATTGCTATGATTCAGCAAAATGAGAGAGATAATAAGTTTTCTCCACAAGCTAAATCATCTACATCAACTGCATTTAACCTGACATTCCCTGAATTAGTAGCTAATAAAGTACTTTCTGTAAACAGTTCTGGTAATGCTTTAGAATTTTCACAGTCAATTACAGATGTATCTACTGTTGCTGGTATAGTAAATGAAATAAATACAGTTAGTGGTATAGCATCTGCTATATCTACAGTTGCTGGAATAGCATCTAATGTTACCACAGTAGCTGGTATATCATCAAATGTAACGACTGTAGCTGGGATATCTAGTAATGTAACTACAGTTGCAGGAATGAGTAGTGCTATAAACACAGTAAACTCAAACTCATCTAATATAAACTCTGTAGCAAGTAATATTTCTAATGTAAATGCTGTAGCTAGTAATGAATCCAATATCAACTCGGTAGTTGCTGCTGCTTCTAATATTACAGCTGTTGCTGGTAATCAAACAAACATTGATGCTGTTGCTGGAAATGCAACAAATATCAATACAGTTGCTGGTAATAATACAAACATAAATACAGTAGCTGGTGCTAATACTAATATTGGTACAGTTGCTACAAATATAGCTAATGTAAATACTACAGCTTCTAATATTACAGATGTAAATACTTTTGCTAATCAATATAGAATAGGATCTTCTGATCCATCATCATCTTTAGATGAAGGTGATTTATTCTATAACACTACAAGTAATCAATTAAAATATTATAACGGATCGGCATGGGTTGCCATTGTATCTGATACTGATGTTAAAGTTAGTGTTAGTGCAAACGATACAACACCAGGCTTCTTAAATGGTAAATTAGTTGCTGGTAGCAACATTTCCTTTACAGAAGGTAGTGATGGTGGTAATGAAACATTAACAATAGCAGCTACTGCTGGTGCAACATTAGATGATGCTACAGCTCTAGCTATAGCATTAGGATAGAAAGGACCAAATGGCTAATACATTCAAAGTAAAAACAAATGATGCTATGCCATCAAGTGCTGGTACACCTTTAACACTATATACAGTACCAAGTTCTACAACTTCTGTAGTTCTAGGATTATTACTATGTAATGTCCATTCATCAGCTGTAAATGTTAGTGTTAAGATTGAATCAGATACTTCTGATACAGAAACAAATCAAAATGTATTTGTAGTAAAAGATGCTCCTATTCCTGTTGGTGGTACTCTTGAAGTACTTACAGGATCAAAGGTAGTATTACAAACTACAGATGTAGTAAAGATTGATTGTTCTGTTTCAGCTAAGATAGACGCAGCATTATCAATAATGGAGATAACATAGAATGGGTTATATAGGTAGACAACCTACTAACGCTATATTAACCAGTGATGATATTGCAGCTGGTTCAGTATCTAAAGATAAAGTAAGTCTTATATCTGATGCTACTGCTGGTCTGACAGTTAAAGGTGATAACGGATCTAATGATGGATATCTACAACTTAATTGTAGAGTAAACTCACATGGTATTAAATTAAAGTCACCACCCCATAGTGCATCACAAAGTTATACTCTAACATTTCCAAGCACATCTCCTGTTAATGGTAAAGTTTTACAAACAGATGGATCAGGTAATTTAAGTTTTGCTAGTGCTGGTATTACTGAAGCAGATGGCTTTAGACTAATAGCTGATATGTCAAGTAGTGGTGCAGTAATTACAAATATAGAAAGAATTGATGACGCAACATTTTCAAAAATAGGTACAGGTATGTCTCAAAGTAGTGGAGCATATACATTTCCCTCAACAGGTCTTTATCAAGTAACTGTTATTGCTACTATTCAAATAGCAAGTTCAACAAGCACAGATTTATTTGCTTCAGTAGAAGGACAAGTTTCTTCAAATAGTGGAGGTGCTTATGATACAGTTTTTGAAGCAATAGGTGGATATGAAGGTTCAAATACAAAATTTGATACAATAGCATCAAGCACTTTAGTTAATGTAACTAACGCATCTAATTTTAGATTTAGATTTGTCACAGATAGTTTTTCTGGTGGTACAAACCTTAATGGAAATACTGACATAAATCATACTGCGTTCTTTTTTATAAGATTGGGGGATAGTCAATAATGATTAGAGATTGGTTTCAAAACGCATTACAAACTTTTAATGGTGGTGATTGGTACTCTTGGAAAAAAGAGGATAGTGAAGGAAATAAAATTCCTAATGATCAAAGAATGACTTATGCAAATATTGTAGTTATTAAAGAAGGTGCAACAATACCTAGCGAAGCTGATGTTAATGCAAAAATACAAGAATTAAAAGATTTAGAAACAGCTAAAGAAACAGATGCAACTTCAGGTAAAACTAAGTTAAAAAATCTAGGTTTAACTGATGATGAAATAAAAGCATTAATAGGTAAATAATGTTCGGCATATCCTCTTTTGCTGAATTTGCTTTTGGTGAATCTACTCATCAACCGGTAAATCTAGAGGGTATTCAGGCTACAATAAGCTTAGGTGATATTTCAGCGATTGAGGCTAACGCTGATGTTACTTTAGGGACCAATGTAAATAACATCTCTATTGGTGATCTGACTTTTGTTGGGGCAGCCAATGTTACTGTCA